AACGTGCACGAGGTGAATCCGCCCGTGGTCGTTGTGACGGCGCGCAGGTAGCGGCGCACCGTCTGGTTGGAGGCGGTCGCGATCCGCTGCACGCCGGGCCCGCTCGTCACCGCGGTAAACGTCATGCCAGCGACGTCCGCGAACGACACGTTGTCCGCGCTGTCCTGCACCTTGATCGTCACATCGGTGCCGGTGAACGCGAACACCTGCAAGTAGGCCTGCGCGCCGAACAGCGCCTGGCCGTTGAACAGCGGGCTGGAGCCCAACCCGAAGTCCACGCCGGTGCCGTTCGTGGCCGCCACGTCGGTGCGCTTGCCCGCAGTCAGCAGGTAGCCCCACTCCACGCCGTATCCGTTGGCCTGCATGGACACCGAAAACGGGAAGCTACCGTCCTGGCCGCGCTGCCCGTCGTAGTTGGGCTGCTTCCCGACGATGCACGCGGCCGGACTGCCGAGCGCCGTACCGCGGCAGTACATGCTCTGCACGTCCGCCGTCGGCAGCGCTGACAGCACCGGGTGGGACAGCGTCGGGTTGAACCACGAGGTCGCTTCCAGCCGGCCGTCACGCTCGCCGCCGATCCGCTCCATCGCGGACTTGTCGATGCCTGTGGTCGTCAGGACGGCAGGGCCGCCGCCGACGTTGCCGATCGCGGTGAAGTCACCGGACAGGTCGTTACCTGCGATGAAGAGCGCATCACCCAGGCCGCTTGTCTTTGCCACTACGGGGCCTCCGTCCACACGTCGTTGATGATCAGGGGCACCGTGAGCGTGGCCACCCGGTACGTTGTCGAGTCGAGCCGCGTGTATCCGAACCTGGCCCGCAGCAGCGCGCCGTACATGCCCAGCAGGTCCACCTCCGCGACGGTCCCGCCGAGTTCGAAGTCCCCGCTGTAGGCGTTCATCAGCCCGTTCACCGCATCGGTCACGGCGATGTCGACGTCGCCCTGCGGCTCCGTGTCCGCGGGCATGAACACCCGCCCGTTCAACTCCAGCCGTACCGACACCGAGTTGAGACCGGACAGGGCCGGGATCGGGGCGACGTCGGTGACCCACACCGCGTAGATCAGGCCGCTACCGGGAGCCGATACGGGCTCGTGGTCCAGCACCTGTCCGAACAGGCCGAGGGACTGTGCGTGGGACATGGCTGCGCTGCGGTAGGCGGTGAGGTCGAGGGCCATCGCGATCACATCCGTCCCGTGTACCGGCGCAGGAGCCGCTCGCCGATGCCCTGCTTGCGGGCGTTGAGCTTGTCCCGGGTGACGATCCAGTGGTCGTAGCCGCGGAACTTGGTGACCGGGAAGTTGCGGGAGCCGATGCCGGCGAGCCACGGCCCGTACACAACGCGGCTGTCGGAGATCTTGTGGCCTTCGATGACCTGGCAGCGGGACTCGTAGTAGCCGGTCGGGTTGCGGAACACGCGGTGCATCTCGCCGCGAAGGATCGACAGGCCCTCTTCGGCGAGGTCGCGTTCCAGCCGGTTGACGTAGGCGTTCGCGGCGGCGCGGGCCCGCCCGTCGAAGAGAGGGCCGCGGCTGCTGCTGGAGACGTCGAGGAGCATGGTCACACGCTCCGAACTCGGGCTTTGCGGCCGTGGCTGGTGGACACGCGGGCCCGCAGATCGGCGATCCCCTTGCCGGACGCTTCACGCTCGTTGTCCCCGGACCCGGCGGTGCGCGCGTATCCGGAGCGGCCTTGCAGGAGATCGACGAGGGCCTCGGCGACGCACAGCTGCCGGACGGCGCCGGGCGCATCCCACCGGTACACAGTGGCCGCGTTGCTGTGCGCGGCGGCCGTGGTGCCGAGGGCACCGCGTGCGACGGTCAGGATCCGGGGGGCGTAGATCGCGGAGTCGGTGTGGGCGGCGAGGACGCTGCCGTCCCAGGCGCGGGTCACGGTGAGCGTGTTGCCTGCGATGTCGGTGATCAGCATCCGCTCGGAGTCCCGGAGGATGACCTCACCGACCGCGTACGCAGCGCCGTTGGCCGCGCCGATGGAGACGTCGTTGTTGGTCGCGGTCATTGAGTCGCCGAAGCCCTGCCCCGTGTCGAGCATGATCCTACCGGTGACGATCATCCGTTCGTCGTCGATACGGAGCAGCGAGCCGACACCGACCGCGGCCGACGCGGGCCCGTCGACAGTGATCGTCGTCGCGCTCGGGGAGGCGACCTGCGCGGCAAGGACACCAGCGGTGGTCTCGTCGTTGCGGTAGCCGAACAGCCCAGTGACGGTGATGTCCTGCTGATAGGTGGAGCCCCCGCCGAACGAGGCCGGCCCGCCGAGGTTGATTTCGATGCGCGTGTACGGGGGCTCGCTCTTGTCGTCGGCGCGCCGCAGCAGGAAGTCTCCGGGGGCGATCGACTTGCCTCCGGAGGTGAGGGAGGTGACGGAGATGAGCTCGTTCGCGTCGAGGCGCAGGATCCACGGGGTCATCCCGGTCCGGGGCGGCCAGTCCATCTTGCGGGTGTCCTGCACCGGATAGAACGTTCGCTGCGTCAGCCCGTCGACGGCCTCGGTCGCATCGGCCAGCGCGCGATCAATGCGGGCGTTGGAGCGTGCGGTTTCCTTCACGTCCAGCTCGGCTTTGATCTCCTCGCGGGTCGCATACCAGGGCGTTGTCATCTCTCGTCACCTCCTCTCCGGAATAGGGGCTGTGCAGGGGGCTACTTGCTGTCAGATCCAGCCGTCTTCGGGCCAGCGGTACCCGTCTGAGGGGCAGTACCGTCCGCCGCCGTGCGGTTTCGCTTTGAGCGGCTCCCCGTCGTGCGGGCAGGCGATGGGTCCGGCTTCTCGTTCTGCTCGTCGGAGTTGGGCTCGCTCGACGAGGGTGTCGTAGAGCTCGTACCAGCTGATACGTCCTCACCCGCTTCCGGCTCGTCGGCGGCCGCGTTCGTGGCACCGCCGTGAACGGTGATCTTCGCCATGTCCTCTTCCTCCTCGGGTGCCACCAGGTCGTTGACGCGGATGGTCGACCCGCACTGCGGGCACTTCGGCGCACCGACCGCGTACTTGGCCGTGCACTCCGCGCACTCCCACGTCGCCATGTCAGGTGCTCATCGCCGAGAGCTGCTCGGGGGCGCGTCCCGTCATCAGGTCGCGGATGTTCGCGTTCACCGTGCCCGCGCCGGTCGACGTGAGTTTCACGTACTTGTAGGTGTCGGACAGCGACGTGCCCTGCACCTCCACCGCCATCGCGTTCTGCGCCGCAGTCGCGGTGGTCACCACGGTCGCGGCCGCGGTCTGGGTGCGCTTCACCCACGCGTCGCTGCCGTCGCCGGTGTTTGTGTAGTACTCGGTGATGGTCACCAGGTTCTGCGCGCCGGTGCCCGCAGAGTCCTTCGCCTCCTGGAGCGTGTACGTATCTCCGACGGCGCCGGCCAGGTAGCACTCGAAGAGCACACCCCCCGCGTCCTGGAGAGAGATCCACTTTCCGTCTGCGGCAGGGGTGAAGTTCACGACCCTGCCGAGCGCCTTCTGTGCCATGAGCGTGCCTCTCGTCTCGGTGTTGGGTTGGCGTTCGTCGGGCGGGTCAGTTCAGCTCGATGAAGGGGCTGAGCTTGTTGGCGCTGCCGTTCTGCGGGGTGATCGCGGACTTCAGCCAGGGCTGGCCGTCGACGCGCTGGATGATCCGGAAGGTGGTCTGGTCGTTGCCGAAGCGGTAGTCCGTGGAGGAGTCCATGGACATCTGCTGACGGTCGCCGACGAGGTAGTACGACAAGTCGACGAACGACAGGTCGCCGCGGGTGCCGAGCGGGCTGGCCTTCTCCGTGATGATCAGCGGACGGCCGAAGATGCTCATGGGCATCGAGTCGGTGGCGTTGACGACGAACATGCTGTTGCCGCCGGTGCCGACGGTCAGGGACATCTGGAGGAGCTGCGGGATCGCGTCCGGGGAGCAGATCCACACTGCGCGGCTCAGCGAGGACGGCAGCATCTGCGCGTACATCGCGACGACGTCGAGGTACTTGATCGTGCTGCCGGTGGTGCGGTTGATGGCGACAGCAGCCTTGTTCGCGGCGCCGCGGTAGCCCTTGGGCTCACCGACACCCGAACCGGTCTGGAACGCGGCGTCCTCGCTGAAGGCGATGGCCTTGGGCCACAGGGACTCCAGGAGCGCCGAGAACGACACGATGGAGTCCTGAAGCAGCTCGTTCGGAACGGCGCTCAAGCCCGTGAGCTTCTTCGCGTCGAGGACGACGCGGCCGAACTTCGGGTTGGAGTCGGTCAGCATCGCCGACTCCTCACCCCAATACGCGACCATTCCGCCGAAAACGCTGCCCTGGTTGGTCGTCGAGTCGATCATCGGGAACGGCACGCGAGCGGAGTCCATCGGGACGACTGTGGCGCGCGGCCGGACGATGGAGTCCTCCAACGCGATCTGCGACAGGTTCGCACGCAGGGTCTCCGGGACGAGGAACCCGCCGTCGGACGGGCTGACGGAGCTGGCCGCGTTGCGCAGCGCGCCGAGCTTCTCCGCGTCGGGCCGGTTGTTCATGTGCCAGATGGTCTTGGCGTAGTCCATCGCGTTGTCGAAGACCCCGTCGAGGACCGCACCGGAGGCAGCCGGGTTGTGGGCCGTGGCCTGCTGGTGCGAGGTGAGCATGCTGGCCGCGCCGGCCTTGGTGTGCAGTGCCTGGTTGAGGCGCTTGACATTGCCGGTGGCGACTTCCTTGCCCTGGTTGCGGAGGAAGTCGGCGAGCTGCTTCTGCGTCTCCTCCGCAACGAGCCGGTTGAGGTCGGTGCCGTCCCCCTGCTGCCGGTTGGCGTACTCGGTGATGAAGTTCGTCAGCGTCTGAGGGGACTCGACGATGGGACCGGCCTTGGCCGGGTCGGCGAGCATCTCCGCCAGCTCGGCGTTGTTGCTCGGGATCGTGGGTGTTGCCACTGCTGCCTCCTTCAGGCTGCGTCCGTCGCCGAGCTGGCCGCCGACGTGCTGTGTGTGAAGCGGGCCACTGCTGCGGCCCACGGGTCTGGCTGGGGTGCGGTGATGCCGGAGACGGCTGCCGCCCACGGGTCTGCTGTCGGTTCGGGTTCGGCGTCTGGCCCAACCGTGCCGGCGACAGGCTGTGTCTCCGGTACGGCCGGTGTCTCGGGCTCTGTCGGCGCTTCGGGTTCGACCAGGCCGGGTTCGCCAGCGGCAGCGCGGAGCTGCGCGGCGACCTCCTCGCCGACTAGGGAACGGATGTCTTCGGTCAGACCGGCCGCGGGCTGTTGCGGCCCGGTGTATCCGTATGCGGCGAGGTCCCAGGCACGGGCCATGTCCGGCTCTTCCTCGCCCGGCTGCGGCTCCACCGGCTCCCCGCGTTTCGGCACGGACAGCGCCTCGTCGGCAAGCCCCGCCTCGACCGCAGCGTCGGGCAGGTACCAGGTCTCCGCCTGCATGGCCGCGCGCCACTGCTCGCGGGTCCCGCCTGCCTTCGCCGCGTAGGCGTCGGCGATGTTGTCCGAGATCAACGCGAGGAGCTGCGCCATCTCGTCCATGTCGGCCGCGTTGCCGAGGCACACCCCGGACGCCTCATGAATCATGATCATGGCGTTCGGGGCCATCTCGACCCGGTCCCCGGCCATCGCGATCACGGACGCGATGGACGCGGCGACACTGTCGACCTGCACGGTGACGTTCGCCGGGTGGGAGCGGAGCGCGTTGGCGATGGCGATGCCTTCGAACACGCTGCCGCCGGGGCTGTTGACCCGCACTCGCAGGTTCGGCGAGGAGATCCCCCGCAGGTCCGCGATGAACTGATCTGCGGTCGCCCCGTACCAGCCGCCGATCTCGTCGTACAGCATCACCTCGGCCTCGTCCGGGTCGGCCGCATTCGTGATGCGGTACCAGGACTGCGCCTCGATGCCGTGTTGCGCGCGCAGCCGCTCAGCCTGCTCGCGCTGGCGGGCCACGAAGCTGGAGTAGTTCGCGGGCAGCATGAGGCCCGACATCCGGCTCATTCGTTATCTCCCGTCGTGTCCCACGTCGCCACGACAGTCCCGCGGCAGCGAATCCCGCCCTGGCACAGCCGATACGGTCCGGCCCCGTACGCGGCACGCACCGCGTCCAGGTCGGCGAACTGGGTCCCGTCGATCTCCGAACAGGGCGTGCACCGGTTCGCGTCGTTCACCTCGCTCGCCGTGTACGTCGCGGTCGGCGCGGCCTCCAACGTCGCCACCCGGCCGAGATTCGTGGCCCGGTGCAGCGCCCCACCCAACTGATCGAGCTTCAAACGGTTCGACAGGCCCCGCAGGAAACTCTTCACCTGCCGTGCCACGCCCGCACCGTCCGCGCCCGGAGTGAGCAGCCGCAGCGCCTCACGTCCCGCAGCCGACGCCAGCCCGGAGCCGAGGAGTCCAGCGGTCGCCGCAGCGATCCCCACCAGCTCAGACCCGAACACAGCCCGCAGCGACCCGACACCCAGCCGGTTCGCCACCGCCTCATCCAACTCCGGCGCATCCACCGTGACGCCCTGCGCTGCCGCCTCATCAACCATCCGGCCGGCCGCACGCTTCGCCATCCCGCCGAGTGCCTCCCGCAGGACATCGGCCGCGTGGTCGCTGTCGACGGTGAGGGAAGCGAGGGCGGCGGTGTCGTCATCGTCAACGGCGGCGCGGATCTGGTCGCCGAGTGCGTTGATCCACCGGTCTTCGATGGGGATCCACCGGTCGAGGAGCTGTGAGAGGGCGTCGTCGTGGTCGGCGCGGACCTGGTCGAGGGCGCTCGTGTCTTGGGTGTTGAGGAATTGCGCGACCGCGATGTCCCACTCGGTCCGGGCCGCGGGGAGCGCCGCCTGCGGACGGTGGAGCAGCGCGGCCGGGGCGGGGCCGGCCGGGGCGGGCGGTGCCGTGGGCGGGGTGAATGCGATGTCGGGGAGGCCGACCGCGGACAGGGTGCCCGCAGGGTCGAATCCGGCATTGACCAGTGTCGCGGCAGCGTTCGAGCGTGCCGTGAGTTGGATTGCGTCCTTGTCGACGTCCTCGGGGACCGGGTTGACGTAGTCGAACTCCAGGCCCTTGCTCGTGGGCCCGTACAGCGGCAGCAGCTGGTTGTTCAGCGCGTCTTTCATCGCTTCGAGGTCGGGGACGATGAGCCAGCGGGCGAACATCCGCTCGCCGGACTCGCCGTTGGCCCTGTTGACATCGTCAACGGAGCCGAGCATCGGCTTGGGGAATCCGAAGGCTTCCCTGATCACTTCGCGGCCGATGTTGCGGAGTTCGACGAACTGCATGTCGCGCTGGCTGAACTTGCGGTCTTTCCACTGCCCGTGTTCCAAGATGGCGACGCGGTGGGCGTTGGCCACGCCTTTGTGCTGCTCGTTCCACCGGTCCCGCAACTCGCTGAACTCGTTGTCGGACAGCCCGTTGGGGACCTCGATGATCCCGCCTGGCTCAGCGCTGTTGAGGAAAAAGTTCCGGTTCCACTCGGCGCTGTAGCGCTGCGCGTCCAGGTCGGTGAGGAGCGCCTGCACGGGGCCGATACCGCGGTACGGGTCCGTCGGGTGCGGGGTGCGGATGAAGACGACGTCTTCCTTCCGCAACGCGACCTGCTGCCCGTCGGGGCCCGTGTACATGTACCCGGACAGGAACGTCTCCGGGTCCGGGACTGGGGTCATGCGGTCCGGGCGTACCGGCCACAGCTCCAGAGGAATCGTGGAGCGCTCGTTGTAGGCGATCACCCACCACTGCTCGCCCGTGAGCTGCTTGTGCTGCGCCACGGCTTCCACGAACACGCTCTGGGTGTAGTGGTCGTTCGGCCGGTCCCACAGATCGAGGGCCGCGTGCGAGGTGACCTGGACGCGGTCTTCCTTCTTCCCGCTCTTGGCCTTGCGGTACAGGCCCCACTCGACGCCGGCTTCGGCTTTGGCGGTGCGGTTGACGATGGCGAAGAGGGTGGAGACGGAGCCCATGCTGTTGAGCTCGGCGGTGGTTCCGCGGTTGGAGCCGAAGAGGCCGTGTCCGTAGGAG